GGAATATGCTGTGGCTTCAGATGAACGTTTTTATGGAATGGGTATGCAGTTATTCTGTAGCTCTGAAATGGTATCTACCAGCGGTTCAACGCAAACGACGAAAAAGAGTAAGCATTCGTGGGGGTGTTATGTTTTCTACCCAAATCCGAATGCCTACAAAATGGTTATCTATAATTTCAGTGCTGCATGTTATGCCATCGACCTCAAACAGCATGAGTTCCTGAATGGTGCCTTTGCTGTCCTCGACTACGAACTGGTACGTGAAAAGAACTTCACGTCGCTGCCGTCTGTCTATCCGTCACACGAAGACAACAATTTCCCCATTGAGATTGCCAACAAAATCTACACCTCCGAAGTCAACAACCCCTTCTACTTCCCGGTACTTGGTATCAACACCGTTGGCACGGGAGAGATTAAGGGCATCTGTTCTGCAGCAAAGGCTCTTTCTGAAGGACAGTTCGGTCAGTTTCCTCTCTATGCCTTCACCTCTGAGGGTGTATGGGCGTTAGAGGTTTCGTCTACTGGCACCTATTCTGCCAAGCAGCCCATCACGCGCGACGTGTGCATCAATCCCGACGGCATCACACAGCTCGACTCCGCTGTTCTCTTCCCAACCGACCGCGGCATAATGCTGATCAGCGGCTCGCAGACACAGTGCATATCCGAAGCCATCAACTCCGAATATCCGTTCGATGCGCTCCGGCTTCCCGGGTTCGACAAGCTGCACACTATGCTCGGACATGAACCTGCAACAGACAAGTGCTTGCCTACGCTATCGTTCACCAAGTTTTTGAAGCAGTGCCGGATGCTATACGACTATGTTCATCAGCGCGTCATTGTCTATGCGCCCGGTATCACATACGCCTATGTGTTCTCGCTGAAGACAAATCAATGGGGAATGATGTTCTCTAACATCGTCTCACACCTCAATTCATATCCGGATGCACTGGCCATGGACACAAAAAATGCTGTACTCAACTTCTCTGTCCCAATAACGGATACCGTCAAATGCCTGTACGTCACACGCCCTCTCAAGCTTGAAGCGGCAAACGTATTGAAGACTGTCGCCAGTGTCATACAGCGTGGACTGTTCCGCAAAGGGAACGTATCCACGGCCCTCTACGGTTCGCGCGACTTGCAGAACTGGCACCTTGTATGGTCAAGTAAAGACCATTACCTACAGGGCTTCCGTGGCTCTCCTTACAAGTATTTCCGAATTGCCGGTGTAGCCACACTCTCACCAGATGAAAACATCTACGGCGCGTCAGTCGAGTTCACACCTCGACAAACCAACAAGCCGAGATAAAGAAGATATTATTAGGTTTAGTTATTTATTAAGGTTAGATTGTTTTAGGTAACTATGACAAGAGCCGGGATGCGTGATGCACCTCGGCTCTTGTCTTTATTATCCTAACCAATGTTGCCTGATACGCTTCCTCTCCATTCTTGAATGGATGGAGGTGCGTATTTCTTGCTCTGCCTCAGCAGCCTTGGCAAGCCACGTCTCCGACTTCGACGGATTAGTTATGCTTAGCCAGTCGGCCACGCCTCGGCACACAAGGTATTCATGTATCAGCCTTTCCACATAGGTCAGCGTGGTTTGCGAAATAGTGTTGGGCACACTCATGTTTATATGATATTGCTCCCTCTCCTTTAGCTTGTCGTCAAGACAGAGTTTGACGATTTCCTTCTTTGACCAAGGGTAAAGTATTTCCCGGCACATGGAGATACCCAAATCCAGCACTCTTGTCACCCGGTCCACATTGCCCTCCTCGCCAACGTCAGCCACCATGTGCTTGGCGTGCTCGGTTTCCGGGGCCATTACATGGCTCTCCACATAGGCATTGTTCTTGATGTCATAGAGCAGCTGTTCTCGCTCGAAGGTAAGCTTTACCTTTAGCTTCGCTCCCTCATTCTCTATGCAGCAGCTCATAAGCGTTCCTCCTTAGTCTGTTGGACGCTTCGGGCGGCTACGCTTGCTCACTGCCTGTTGGATGCTCAGCAAACTTCTCTGTGCAAGGGCAATGTACTGTTCAGCGTCTGCCTTGTTTGTCACCATGTACCACTCGGCGATGGCAGAGTTCTTCAGGTAGTCGTGGATAGCCTCGCCTACACCGGTGGTTGCAGCCTCGTTGAAGTTGCTCGGCATTGTGAGGTTAAGCGTCAGGTCTGTGCTGCCGTCATAGTGGCTGTTGTCTGTGGTTGTGCCGTCCTCGTTGAGATAGTCTGACAATTCTGTCTTCACCTCGGCAAAGCCTTTCTTGATAGAGCGAAGTATCTTCTCGCGGTTTTCTTCGTCCTCAGAGGCAAACATGCTCGCCACCTCCTTGTGGTTGTCCTTGTTCTGGATAGTACGGCCACGCAAGAAGGTCTCGTTCATGATGTCGAAGAGAAGCCACGAAATTTTGATGGTTGCCGTCACGCTCTTCTTGGCACCTAATGTCTTTTCTTGTCCTTCCATGTAAATAAAATATTATTTGTTAGTCACTCGGACGGGTCGGTCTCTTGCGGCTGTATAGCAGACGTTCCGCACCGTCCATCATTTCTCCGGCTTGGTTGAAGTAGTCAGCGGCTTCGCCCTTGTTGGCCAGCTTGAACCACTGGGCGATGATTGAGGCAATGAAGAAGTTGCGAAGGGCCGACTGTACATTGTCCTTCATCCCTTTGTCAAACGACTTGCTCACCTCCAGCACGGCTTCGTAGCCTGTCCTCGTCGCAAGCGACGGAACAACGATGCTCTGTGCCTCCACATCTTTAGGTTGTTGTATGGGTGGAATAGGAGTTATCGTTACAAGTATCTGCTTCGTAGCTCCGCTCACGATCATCTCTTTCAGCCTCTCATTGGTGGCAAGCACCGACTCCTCCCAAAACCTGCCGAGATCTGAAAGGTCGCTGTCCGTGGCGAGGATGCGGTCTCGCGCTCCATCGTCGCCGTCTATCAGCTTCGCGCCTGTGTAGTCGGTAGCCTTTGCCACCTCTTCATACACGTCGTCCTTGAATATCTGTACGGTGATTGTCTCCATGTCAGAATGAAATTAGTGAATACGTTAGTCCGATGCCTATATATGGCTGCATACCTTGTTTGCCGAAGCCGTAACCTGCCGTCACACCGATATGCCATTTCTTAGGAGGCTGCTTAATCTTGCGCGTTACATACTCATGCTTGGGATATACATAGATGCTGTCAAGCTGCACGTCATATCCGCTCACCCATGCCGTATAGTCACTGCTTTTATACATCTTTTGGATGATGGGGATAGTAACCTCCGTACTGTCACGCACATCTGCCGCATCGTTTTGTGTACAGCTTTCTGCCGGTTGTGTGTCCGCACGGATAGATGGCTGCGCCTTGTCACTCTTGGGAAGGGTCACGGTCTTGTACGTCAACACCAAACTGTCCTTGGGTACTGGCTTATAGTAAGGTATGGTGTCAATCACAGTGTCACGCACCACATCTGCAGGTTCATGATCTTTGCTGTAGCCTCCGCAATGCACGATGCCCACCAGACAGACGATGCCAACAACCACACCTAACATTGCCCACAAAAAGCCTAAAATCTTCTTATCCATAATAGTCTTTGATAAATTCAACAATAGCGTTCACATGCACGGTTGTCACCTTCTCCTTGCCTTCCTCACTCAACAGCAGGTCAACGTCTTCTTTGTTGTCTTGGAAAAGGTTCTCCGTCAACACTGCAGGGCAGTTCGTGTCTCTACAGATAGCAAGGTTCTGGGCGATGTACTTGGCATAGGGCACACAACGGTTGCCTTTCAGTCCTTGAAGTATTGCTTCGTTCCAAAGATACTGCGCCAAGGCCTTGCTCTTTGCGGATGCGTTCATGCCCACATGGGAAGAAAAGCCTCGCGCCTCATGCCATTTGCCGTCGCCTCCTGCTGCATTGTTGTGGATCGAGACAAGCAGCACGTTCTTGGTGCCTACTTTCTTACAGATGTCGTTTACACGCTTGCAGCGTACAGACAGTGCAATGTCTTGCTCCTCTTCCACAACACGCTCTGCATTGTAGCCCATGCCGCGAAGCTCGTTCACAACTCGCGTTGCAATCTCTCTTGCATACGCATATTCACGCAACCTTTTGTCCGGGCTGCATTTGCCGGGGGTGTTCACCCCATGCCCATTGTCGATTAGAATTTTAATCATAATATATAATTTGCTTAGAAAGTTGTAGAAATCTGTATATAATTTTACGCAAAAGTTGTATTTATGCGTTCAACCTTTGGTAAAAGTCTGTCTTGATATTATCATACGCAAGTTTTATGTTAGTATAAGCACGAGCATTGTTTGCGCCATCTTCATTATAAATCTCACCTTCAACAATCTTCGCCACGTCCTCCACCCATTCCGAACTGCAAAACTCTGAAATGGATTTACCTCGATATGTGAAAGAGTCGAAGCGCGAGTTGCGGTCGTTGTGTATAACGAGCAACGACTTGCGTATCTTCGCTGCTGTCGCTTCGTGGTCTATGATGTGGTTCTCTTCTCTTACACGCTTGATAAGTCGGCACACCTGCTCAATGCTGAGGTCGAAAGCAAAACCTGTAAGGTTGCGGATGCGTAACAATGTCTCCGGGCGAAGACCCTCTGATATGTCTTGCAGCATGTCGTTCTGCTTACGTGTCTCTTCGGCAAGGTTGTGCATACTGTCCTTCTGGTCTTGCATCATCTGTTCGATGATGCTCTTGAACCAACGGAAGAGGGCCACCATCATAGCTGCGGAAAGGAGAAGGAAAAAGGCTGCTGTTATTGCCATCATGCCATAGTCGCTAATACCTTTAGCCACCTGCGTAATTTGACTTACATCGTTCATTTCCCTGTCAGTGTTACTCTTATCAAGCGTCCTACAACTACTCCGGCCATCGTACAACCGAAGTCAACCCAATCCCATTTGCCGCCATACAACTTGTCTTTAAGTTCCAAGGCTCCGGCTACACCAGCTCCGGCATACAGCGCACAGTAGGTATCATCAGCTCCCAAGCCGATGAGAACGCCGCCTACGATATGTCTGCCGCGGTTGCTGGATTTTAACCATGTAATAATCTTTTTCATTGCCATTATGATTTTATGTTCTTGGCAAATTTAGCGACTTAACCGGTGAGCGTCGTTTTAACTATTGTAGCACAAAAAAAGAGGAGCAAGATTTCTCCTGTTCCTCTTATTGATAATGTTGTGATTACATGTCAAACACGTCCCAATCTACATTGTCCTTCTCTTTCCATCCGTTCCTGATGGTTTCAAGAATGAAACATGCAGCGGCCTCGCTGAACTTCTTGAACTCGTCTCGCGTCTGGAAGGTATGATAGATTGGTGTAGCGTCGGCTTTCTCATTGAGCTTCAACGTAAGTGGGAATGTAACACTTTCGTTGTTCTCAATAGAGGCAAAGTTACGCTGCTTCTCGTCTGTGAGCCAAACCTTGATGCCCTCATACTCAAACTGATTAACAATCTTGTCTTTGGTCTCTGCGTCTATCGTAGCCCAAACAAGTTTCTTTATCTCGTCAAGCGTGGGCTTGTGCGTGAACGTATGGCGGTATTCGTATGTACCGCTCTCTGTTTCATACAGACCGAAATAGAGCAGCCATTTATTCTTGCCTACTCGTTGCAGTCCGTCCTGACGTTTGGTTGTGCCGTATATCTTTTCCATTGTCGCTATGATTTTGTTGAGGCAAAGATATAGTATGCAGCCCAATTCACGCTTTTATCTTTAGTGAGTCGCTTTAGGTGAAGTTATACTTTCGCTTGCTGCCGTCAAACTGTTCGCACTTGATGACGGTCTCAAACGGAAAGCCATCCTCGATGTCGCTTATCTGGTCAAGGATGCCTTTCATCTCGTCCGAAGCGGTGAAGAACTTGCCCCATTCCTGTGTCGCAGGGTTCTTGAACGACACTAAGTAGCGGTCTTCGCCAAACTTCGTGTCCAGTGTCTCGTAGTCGTGAATTTCTACCGGGATGTTCACGATGTCACCCAAGCGTGTAACCTTGCCCGGAAAACGCTTCTTTCCGTCTGCTGGCTTATAGGTCACGCCCATTTCTGAAAATTTCTTCATATTTTTACCTGTTAATATATAATATAAATGCTGGCAGTCCGCATGACATGCCATTCCTTTGAACGAGCCTATAATTTGTTGCCTTCGCTTTCTCGACTTTATCTTGGCGAGTTTCCTTGCAGCGTTTACCTTTGTGCGCTTGCGTATTCGTGAGTGGTCACCATAATCAATATAACCCAGTGCATCCATTCCTGCGCTCACTGGAGCAACCTTTTCACTAGGCTTGATTATCAGATTGTAGGGTTTACTTAGTCTGTGCAGTGTGTCTCTGTGTTTCCACAACTCTTTTTTATTGTCACCAAGTATGTATATGTCGTCACAAAAGCGGTTGTAGTTATCTTTTCCACACTCCTCTATCATGGCATGGTCAATGTCATTGTGGTACAGGTTACCGAAGAACTGCGAGGAGCGTAGTCCCTTGCTGATGCCTACTTTACCTTCTGGGTGCAATGCCTTAACAAAGTTTATAAGTATGGGTAGCAGCAAAGGGTCAGCGATATACTGCTTGATGATGTCAATCATCTTGTCGTGCAGTATGTGGTCATAATAACCTTCATAGTCGCTTTGATAATAATATATAAGGTCGGGGTTCTCGGCTCTCACTTCCTGCATCTTGTGGAATAGTCCGTGTGGGCCGCGTCCTTCTATCGAAGCTGCCGTGTTTTCTATTAGCAATGGCGAAAGGTGTTTCTCCACAATCTCCATGATGGCATTGCAGCCTATACGTTTCACAACAGGAGGCGCTTGAACCATTCTTCTCTTCGGACCATCGTCCACCTCAAACGAAGACAGACGCTCAACACGAAATGTGCCATTGCCTATTTGTTCTTTCAGCTCGGCAATAATTTCTTTCTTGCGCTTCATATAGCGCACCATGCGTGGAGTACATTCCACACCATCTATAACAACCTTCTCCCTCCATTTTATTCCGCTTCGCGTGTCGGCGTTATGAAGGTTCGACATGACACGCTTGAACGAGCGTTCCATGTTTTCGTCCGAAATGATTTCCGGGATGAGGTTATATAAAGGAAAACAGATAGAAGTTGGAGCTTCTACCTGTCCTAATAAGTCTTCCAGTTGATTGACAGCCTTCCTGTCCTGTGGGGAGTTGACGCACTCCCCACATGTGGTTAATGTCGTGTTCCGGCTTTCCATATTTTTGTTATGCTTTTGCCGAGGCTCTAACCCCTCGGAGTGTGGTTGTGACAATCCCGTGCCACGTCAGAGGCCTCCGATTATTGTTAACCTTAGAATTTGAGCCGACCACCGTAGTTCGTGTTCGAGTTCGAAGAAGCGTTGTTCGCGTTCGCATAAGCGAGACCGCTGTTCGCATTCGAGTTGTTGCCAGACCGCAGAACACAGCGGCGCGTGGGATTTTCTGCCTGCCCTTAGCGATAGGGCGGTGCAAAATTAACATAAATAATTGAAAATACCTTCATTCTCAGTTGTAAAATTCGCTGCGCTACGCGCAGATAGTTACCTTTTTCAACACCGGTCGCAAACAAGGAGAGGGAGCAGCCGCTTGTGGCGGCTCTCCCTCTGACGCTTTTTTCGTGGCTTCGCTTGCCGCTTATCCGACTATGACGAATTTTCCGCGGAAGGCGAGCCGACCACCGAAGTACGTGTACGAGTACGAAGAAGCGCTGTACGCGACCGCATAAGCGAGACCGCTGCTCGCAACCGAGTTGTAGCCAGACCGCAGAACACAGCGGCCTCTACTTCCCGGGAACCATACTCCGGCTGCATAGTGTGTAGTGTATTTGCTGGTGTCTGTCTGGTGCACCTTGCTTGGCAAGATGTCACACTTGGCACCATG